CTCTCCGCAATAAACGCATGTGCAGCCAAAGTGTTCTTTAATACTGCGCCTCCAAAGGCGCTTGGCTTCAGAGGATGTCATGGTTATTAGGTTGTAAAGGTAATGTTCAGGAGTTGGAAGTAAAGGGGTCATGCAATACGTGCTCTATTTTTAGATCTGTTTTGGGCTCTACCTTTAGTAGTGCTGCCTTTGTAGTGGCCAGCATCACGAGGATCACCTTTTTTGATCTTTAATTGCCGCCTCAGGCGGTTAGCATTTACACGTAGGGCTAAACCCTTTTTAGTTTTGTTGTAAGCTTTTTGTTGTGACTTGTGGTTACCGTTGGCATATTTAGGACCACTAAATCTTGTTTTACTTGCGGCCATAAAGTCTGCTCTGTACAAGTTCGGGATCTACTGACGGCATAACACTTGCCAGTTTTGACAAAGGGTTACCCTCTAGGGCAACACCACTAATGTCATTAGTTTTTAGCCAATCACAAGCTGCCTTTAGATCTTGTGTGGTTGCTTCACCTGATTTGATACGGGTTAAAAACTCTTTAGTAACTAAGTTATGCAGCTCATGAAATTGATCTTCAGTCGCTTTCTTTTTTGACACTTGCTTTCTTAGCCTTTGTTTTCTTTACAGCGGGTGCTTCGATTGCATACCAAGTCTCACCAGGTACATGCATCAAACGTGATTCAGCCTTAGCGGCCTGCTCAGCAGTGTCATACGTGCCAAGCTCCTGTTTGGTACGAAGATCTACAATTTTGTAAGTCATTTAGTTATTCCTAAGGACAATTTGGTCTAGTTTGTTTTCAATACGCACCATATGATCTTCCATACGCTGAACCATGGTTGATAGATCAGCTTTAGATACATAGTCCTGAGCCACGCTAAGTTCAATAGCGTCGATACGTCTGTCAAGACCACTAATGCGATCATGTACATTATTTATTCGATTGTGTAATCTGTTATTCAGAGTTGCGCCGCCAGCGACTATTGCAATGACAGCAGCGACTATTGCTTCCATTATTTAATAGATACGATTGGTACAATGTCGTGACATAAAACCTCAACACGACTGCCGGGTCTAAAAGTAAACCCGGATTTCATAATTTCTGTACATTTAATTGCCCTAACTAATTCATAGTCAAGGCGCATTTTATCTTCGTGTTTTCTGGCGATACTTTTACAGGTTTCTACCATGCCACCATCTAGTGGGACCGAAAAGTTTAGTTGTACGCCGAAGTTATTGCTTCGTACATACCCACTATGTTCATAAGGAATAGTATCGTTGCCCATATAAAATGGCGAAAATTGCATAGTTGATCCATTACAACTATTGTTTGCTGCAAAGTATTGCCTAGACGGTGCTCCATTGTTCTGGAACTGCACCGCTTGATTAGTCACATTGCCCGTTGCAGCAGCTACGGGGTTAGATGAATTCTGTACTGTTGGTTCTTCATTAGCAAACGTAGGGTTTACTGAGAGAAGACCGATAAGGATGTAGTAACAGAATTTTGTAGGATTGTTTCTGTCACTAGACTGTCTTCGATTTTTCCGGCTACCCGTGTCACAACTTCTAGTTGGAAGGGATCGCCAGCCGTATGTACGGAAAATGTTGTTGAGCTTCCAGCTATGTCTGCGCTCGGCGTTACGTTTGTTCCTGACCATGATTTATATTCGCCACCATAAACATTAGTAGCAATGGTTCGGTCAATATCAATGGTGGTTGTTGTAGTTGAGTTCATTGAACCTTGCGTAAAATTTGGGGTTACCTGAGCAGATACTGGAGCCGCAATTAAAAGAAGTAAAAGTAGTTTCTTCATTTGTTTTTTTCTCTTGATATAGAAAAGGTTGCTAAAGTTCCGCTAAGAATTGAAGCGACATATGTAGGGTCCATCTTTTCCATCCATCCCGCATAACTTGCAGTTAGGAGTCCGGCTGACCAGACAAGGACGACGAATTTGATGACCCCGCCTTTTTTGTCATCTTGTTCCATGCTAGCTTTAATATAGGTTTTATAATCATCACTAAGTATTTAAAAAGTGATGTACCAGCAAGGGTGGCAGCTACAGAAATAAAAGCTGTAGTTGCTGCTGTAGTCATGATTGTAGTAGTCGGCATTGGGACTTCAATGTCCGTAAATGGGACTTCTATGATCTGAGCTTCAGGTGGAATTATATTTGGAGTAAAGGCAGGTGATGCCGGAGCTGTAGTTTTATTTGTAGCTTCCTTTTCAGGAGCAGGATCAGAGTTAATACCCTCAATCCCTGGAGGTGGCCTAAGCGTGTTAGGGGGTACTACAAGCGGCTTATACGAGGGTATATCAGCCTGTGGCACCTCTAGTATAGGAATAGGTAATTGGAACGCTTCAGGGAGATTTAAAGAGGGTAATTGGGGCGGGTTAACCCACTCCATTACTCAGTACCAAATAAACCACGTTCGATAAAATCTACAGCTTGATCATCAACTGTATTGTCTGTTGTAGAAGCCAACTTCCGCAGCAGGTCAACAATCAATCGTTTGACCTTTGGAGATTGGATAAAAGAGAACAGAACGGGACGGATAAGGGTAATCATAATTAAATAGGTGTAGGCCATGCCGTAGCAATGGCAGGGTTAGCAGTTTCATTGCCATCAGAATCTGTGACAGTTGGATTGCCGAATAGAAGCTCCTTCAGAGCTGGTACATCAGCCGCATTGCCGATCTCTGTCTGACGTGTATTACACGCAGTACGCACAGCAGCACGGTATGTTTTCCAGGCAGACGGGATGTTAGTACCAGTCTCCTTAGCTTTGATGACACGCCAGTCACTAGGAGCTAGCAGTGAAGCTGCAATCTCTCCTTGAGTGGCTGACCATTGTGTCTTCAAGCCAGTTGTGGTGTTGCCGTCTTCATCAGTAACGTCGTTAAGTTGCTTAGGGTTATCTACACCCCAGTAGAACCGTTGGTCATACGTGGGGTCATTAGCAACTTCAGTAATACCAATAGCTTGCTTTTCTTCAAGCGAAGCCAACCTCAGCCAATTTGATGGATATTGAATTCCAGCATGAGTAAATGCCCGATCATAAGATAGGGGCTTTTCATTTAAAATAAGCATAATTAATTAGTTAGCGTGCGCGTGCAGTGTTGAAGGGGTGTTCGGCTACGGCGTAATAAATATATGAATTACCACTAGCATCTATATCACCGCCAATAGGCTGGAAGCCGTTAGATAGAAATCGAATATCGCCAGCAGAATGAGTTTGTTCACCACCGGATCCGTTTGCTTCCAACCAAGTTTCATTGGGATTAATAGGTCCTCGTTCGGAATCAAACATATACCAATGTCCTGCAGCATTACTTTTTTTCAGAAGTACAAATCTGGGTAAAAATCCGGTATAGACGAATGGATCTGCGTCTGAGGAATATAAACCCATTGCGCTGTAGCCCGCGACAGGTGCGAAACAGTAGGCAACGTAAGTTTTTCCGGTTGCATTAGTGTCATTATCAGTTCCAACTGAAACCGTTGATGTTGTTGGCGCAGTATTATTCCAAAACGCTGCAGCTCCTGTCGTTCTGGCTTCAATGTTAGAATTTAAATATGTATATTTTGTTGGCCCATACGCAGAATGTTGAACAGCCCAGTTTTGAGCATGGCTGCGACACTTGACTATGACAAGTTCTGGGACTGCATTGAGGCTATGACCAAAACTGCCATTGGAACCTGAACCGCTATAAGTAACAATACTAAATCCAGCCAAAGGTTTAGCCCTGACCTGGACATTAGTGGGGCCATTGCCGTCAGTGTTAGGTACCGTCGATGTTCCGGCGTCCCAAGCCCAGGAAATATACGAGTCTCCGTTGCTGCTGTTTGTGTCCCTGTCGGTGTCTAAAAGAGTATAACCGGTGCCCGTAAAACTATTAAGGTTGTAATTTACATCATTAGTTTCTAAACTCGGTGAGTTAGAGAAAAGTCTTTTAAACGGTCCACGCACAAAATCAAATAGGCAATGCCATTTTGCTTCGTCTCTGTTTTTAATCCAGACCAGCCCTGGAGCAAAAGTCGTTGTTATTGTTTTTGTACCGGAGCTGCCGCTATAAGCTTGGGCGTTAAAAGACTTACTGCCATCCTCAATCGTTGGGGGCGGTAAGTTTGCTGTGTTTAAAGACTTGTAGCCGCTGAGAGGATAGGCGAAGGCACGTTGGCCCGCGTTAAGGTCAAAATTTATAGTATCCCCACTCCCCCAATCATGTATTAAAGGCGTGTAATCTCCCGCTTCAATGCTTGTAAAAGCTGCCCCAGTTTTTGAAGAACCGCTAGCTGGATTGCCAGAGCTAAGCCATTCGCCGTTTTTGGCAAAATAAATAGCGCCATTGTCAAAGTCAATAGCAACACCATAAATATCTCCAGCCGCCGGTGTACTTTGGCTGACGCCGGACCATGTGTTTGTCGTGGTTTGAGTTACAATATTTGGGCCGTAGCCAGGCATAAATCCATAGACTGGACCGCCATATTCAAGCCCATTTGCAATGCTTCCGTCGTGCATATCCGTGGCTACAGCCTTAGAAGAAACAACTCCCAGAACTGGATAAGTAACATTGGTATTGCAACTAAGCTCAAAATAATATTTACCTGAGCCGCCAACAAATAGCGTTCCAGATATGCCATAATCCTGTGCATTGCCAGAAACGTTTAAATTTCCGTTTGCAAAAGTAAACCGATTAGCTTCACGCGCTATAGGGTTCCAAGTGCAGTAGTTGCCTATCACTTCTCCCCCGATTCCTGAGTCTGTAGGGGTTGCCGCGTTAGTTGGGGAGTCAACTAGGGAGTCATTACCTGAACCTGCTGCAACACTTAAGTTACTAGAAACAGTCCAGTCATTGCTACCAGCAGCATCGTACCCCAATGC